AGTGCCCCGACTGCTGGATGATCCGGGAGCGGATGCGCCGTGTCGTCTTCCAGTGAGGGGCTCTTCAGGCTCGCCAGCGTCGCGTACGCTGTCACGTCCGAAGACCCCTTCTACACGGAAGCGCTCTACGAGTCTCGCGCCCGACAGGACGATGCCTACTGGGCTGCTTATGTACGGCAGCCTGTTACTCCGCAGCGCTACCTCAACTGGTGGGTCGCGCGGCGGTGGATCATCCCACGCGACCCGCGAAGGAGATAGGATGCCTTTCGAAGACCTGCTGAAGCCGCCGCCTCCGAAGTGCAAGACGTGCGCGTTCATCGCGAACCTCGAGCCCGGCCTCCGAGAGGAAGTCGCGGCGGCGGTGGCTAAGCCGATCTACTCCGATCAGGTGCTCGCCGTCGGCATGAAGAAGGTCGAGACCGAGTACAACTCAGCGCCGAGCGACACGGCGATCAGGAACCACCGCCAGAAGGGTCACGCCGAATGACATTCGAGGACGGTCTACGTGGTGAGACGTGGAACGCCCGGGTCGAGCGCGAGCTGCGCTCGGAGATCGAGGCGCAGAGCAAGGAGCTAAAGGACCTCCGCCAGCGCATCGGGTTCTACGACGCGGCGCGCGGCGAGCCCATCAAGGTGCCAGAGTGGCGCACTCCTAAGCGAAAGCCGGGTGGGCGAGTCGCAACGGTCATCGCGCAGATGGCCGACTGGCACATCGGCGAGGTTGTCGAGCCGGACGAGGTGCTCTTCCTCAACGCGTTCAACGAGAAGATCGCGTACCAGCGCATCGAGAAGTGGTTCCGCAAGGTAGTCGAGCTCCCTCGCGCGTACATGGCGGGCGTTCACATCGAGGGGCTGGTCATCCCCGCGACGGGCGACCTCTTCACCGGTGAGATCCACGACGAGCTTACTGAGACCAACTACGAGCGAGTCCTCCAGTCGGTGCTGAACGCTCAGGAGCCGATCATCGCGGGCCTCGAGATGCTCGACCGTGAGTATGACGGCAAGGTCGAAGTCGACGCCGTAGTCGGGAACCACGGGCGCATCCGTGAGAAGCCCATCTTCAAGGGCCGGGTCTATGACAACTTCGAGTGGCTGTTCTGGTCCGTCGTGCGCGACCGACTCAAGGACCGCGGCAGCAGCGTCGTCGTGAACGTGTCGACCTCGATGGACATGAACTTGTCCGTCTATGACCGCAACTACCTGATCACTCACGGCGACCAGTTCAAGGGCGGCACGGGCATCTCGGGCGCGTTCGCTCCTCTGTCGCTCGGCTCACACCGCAAGGGCAAGCGGCAGAGCGTCGCGGGAACGCCGATGACCACGATGATCGTCGGTCACATGCACCAGCTGATCAACATCCCCGGGGTGATCATGGGCGGGACGCTGAAGGGCTATGACGAGTACGCCTTCGGCCTCAACCTTGAGCCCGACCGCGACGGTGCCTCGCAAGCCATGTGGCTCACCGCACCTGAGCACGCTCAGGTCATGTGGATGCCGATCTATCTCCAGGACCGGGAGGCCGAAGGATGGTAAGGAACATCGTCGCAGCGCTCTTCCTCGTTCTCATACTCATCATTCCTGCGGGTAGCACCGCGAGGGGGTGCCCGGCCGGGAACCCACACTGCGTGAAGCCCACGCCGAGTCCAACGGCAACTGCAACGGCGACGCCGACCCCGACTCCGACGCCCACCCCGACGCCGACAGCGACGCCGACGCCAACGCCAACGCCGTCTGGCTCACCCCGCAGGTTCGCGCTCCCAGCGACGACGCAGACAGTGAGCGCTCCTGCTCCCGGCGCAAACCTCCAGGCCTTCATCGACGCCACGCCGAACGGCACCAAGATCGTCTTTCCGGCTGGCGCAACCTACTCGCTCCCGGCGGACGGCCTCATCCTCCAGGGCCGGTCGAACCTCATTCTCGAGGGAAGCGGCTCTACGATCAAGACCACGGGCTGGGACCTCCACGACGGAGGCTTCCGCCTCGACGGCGCGAACTCTCACATCACGATCCGCAACTTCGTAGTCGACGGCGACAACCCCGACGGCGCGACCATCAACGCCTATCACGCAGGCCAGGAGTCTTCGTCGGGCTTCGCTCTCTACAAGGCTCAGAGCTTCATCGAGATCGACCAGGTCACCGTGACGGACCAGTGGGGCCACGGTATCTACGTCTCCGCGTCGGGCGGCACGCCTCCAGACCACGTGTGGGTCCACGACAGCGCCTTCGCGCGGACGGGCGTCATGGGCATCGCGCTAGCCTCAGTCAACACGGGCTGGTTCGAGAGAAACACCGTCACGGACACGGCCATCTACCCGTTCGACTTCGAGGACGGGCAAGCCGGCGAGCCGATGCAGCACGTCTACGTCGGGCACAACACCTTCAATCGCTGGGGCTGGAACTCGTGGTACACGGGTCACGGCATCGTCGGCGACGGCTCGACTGGCATGTCGTGGTCCGACGTGACGGTCGACGCCAACGAGCTCCCAGCGGGCTTCCAGTCACCTCCCCAGAACGGCCAGGGCGGGCTGATCAGCTTCATCGGAAGCGACACGAAGAACCTCCTCGTGATCACCAACAACCACGGCCCCGCAGGCTACCCAGCTCAGACGGTGACGCTCGCGAACGCTCCTGGCGCGGTCGTCAGCGGGAACACGCCGTGAGCTTCCTCTGGGCAATCGCTAACGCACGGCACGTAGCGCGATACGGCCACGTGCCCGAGTGGGTCGGGACAGGCGGCATGATGGCCTGCGTGAGGTGCGTCCGACGAGGAAGGCCAGAGCGACTCGCGGTCCTGGTCAGAGCCTTCAGGATGGAGTGGACGTGATGGCCGTGTGCCGGACGTGCGGCGTTCAGGTCACGAACGCGAAGTCTGGCAGGCTCGTTCACCTGGACGACATCCCGACGGGCTTCAGTCCCGACCACGAGATCGTCGCCACGTCTGCAGCCGACTTCCTAGAGAGCGCTCACGCGCGGGTGTCGCTGAAGGGCGCCGCCGAAGACATGCTCGCTCACCACGACGCGCTCCACCCCGGCAGCGAGTGCCCGTGGGCCGACGTGCTGCGTCGCGCCCTCGCTTCGGCGTAGGATACCGGACATGCCGCTGCCTTCGATTGACCAGAAGTGGCCCCCGCTGGCCATGGCTCCCGCCTACGAGAAGATGGCCGAGTGGGCCGCCTGGTACTCGGGCGAGCCGAACCGCCTGATCGCGATCTACAACCAGCCGGTCAACTCCAACGTAGGTACCCCGTGGTGGAGGTTCTGGTCGCGCAACCACACAGTGAACGGCGAGCTCTCGCAGCGCGCCATGCTCCACGTCCCGCTCGCGTCCGACCTCGCCTCGCTGTCGGGCTCGCTCCTCTTCGGCGAGCCGCCGAAGGTCCGCGTGAGGGTCGCCCGCGCTGACGAGGTGAACGAGGAGCCGCCGCCGCCGGACCCGGTGGACGTGGCGATGGGCAAGGCCCCCGAGCCGAAGAAGCTGAAGCCGGCCGGGCCCGAGGACAAGACGGAGGCTCGGCTCCTCGACATCATCGAGCAGGGCGGGGTCTACGCCCGCCTCGTGGAGGCTGCCGAGTCTGCAGCCGCCCTCGGAGGCGTGTACATCTACCCGGTCTGGGACAAGGACCTGCGGGACTTCCCGATCATGGCCGTCGCGCAGAGCGACATGGCCGTCCCCGAGTTCAAGCACGGCATCCTCACCGCAGTAACGTTCCACAAGATCGTGAGCGAGCAGGGCAGCAACGTCGTCACGCGCCTCCTCGAGCGGCACGAGGTCGAGGGCACGGGACCGTCGCGGAAGTGCGTCGTCCTTACGGGCATCTACGAGGGCACGGCTGACAGGCTCGGGAAGCAGGTCGCGCTCGCCGGGGACACCCTCAGCGGCCCGCCGCCCGAAGCCCGGGTCGAGCTCCCGTTCCCGGACCTCGACGTGGAGTACGTCCCGAACATCCGGCCGAACCGCCTGTGGCGCGCTGAGTCGCTCGGAGTCGCGGACATCCAGGGGAGCGAGACGCTCCTCGACGCGCTCGACGAGATCTACGCCTCGTGGATGCGCGACATCAGGCTCGCGAAGGCGCGGATCATCGTCCCGCGAGAGTACCTCCGCAGCGACACCGGCGACGGCCAGCCCTCGTTCGACCTCGACCAGGAGATCTACGTCGGGATGGACATGGACCCGGGCCTCACGCAGGACTCGAGGACCATGCTCGCTCACCAGTTCAACATCCGGTACATCGAGCACCGCGAGTCGTCGCGCGAGATCATGGACCGCATCGTGTCGAACGCGGGCTACTCGCCCGCGACCATCGGCCACTCGAGCGACGCGGGCGAGCGCGCCTCGGGGACTGCGCTCCGGGTCAGCGAGCACAAGACGCTCATCACACTCCGTCGCAAGGGATCGTGGTGGAAGCACGCCGTTGAGAACACTCTCTACCGGATGCTCCTGATCGACAAGGAGATCTTCAAGTCCGGCGTCGAGGTCATCCGCCCGACCGTCGACATCAGCGACTCGATCATCGACAACCCGCTCGAGCTCGCGCAGACGGCGCTGGCGCTGAAGACCGCAGAGGCCGCCAGCGCCGAGACCCGCGTCCGCATCGTCCACCCCGACTGGAGCGAGAACGAAGTCGACGCCGAGGTCATCAGGATCACCAACGAGGCCGAGGCCGCGAAGCCTCCGCCCTCGACCATCGGCCAGTTCGGAGCGGGCGACATGGCGACGACGAGCCAGAAGCCGATCACCGAGGGCCCGAAGTCCGGCAAGCCCGGAGCGACGCCTCCTCCGCAGGTGCCCAGTCCGAAGTAGTTCGACATCGAACTACACATCGCGTATCCTTCGCCGTACACCACGGCAGTGGTCAATCCCGCGAAGGAGAGAGATGCCGGAGATCGAGAAGCCCGCGGACGGCACGACGGGCGAGGGCGAGAAGCCCGATGGCGGCGAGGCCGCCAAGCCGGAGGCCAAGGTCCTCACTCTTACCCAGGCCGACCTCGACAAGATCATCGCTGAGCGCGTCCGACGCGCGAAGCCCGATGACTACGACGAGCTCGTCAAGCTGAGGGAGGAGAGGGACGCGAAGGCCGAAGCTGAGAAGACGGAGCTCCAGAAGGAGAAGGACGCCCGAGCCGAGGCCGAGAAGGCCTCGAAGGCAAGGATGAAGGCCGCGAACGAGCGACTCATCCGGGCAGCCATCCTGACGGAGGCCGCGGCGCAGAACGCCTCAGACTCTGACATCGTGTTCGCGCTCCTGTCCGGGAGCAAGGACGTCACGGTGGACGACGAGGGCGAGGTGCTCGGAGCCAAGGAGGCCGTCGCGAAGCTACTCTCGGAGAAGCCCATCCTGGCGCGAGGAAAGTCCTCGAGCTCGGGGGCAGAGTTCGGAGGGAACGACCCGAAGACAGCGGCAGCCAAGATCACGGAGCTCGAGCAGCGGATGAACGATCCGAAGCTCACGCTCTCGGAGAGGCAGGCCGCGGGTCGCGAGGCGCGGGCTCTCAAGCTCGGAACCATCTCGCAGTAAAGCCCCGAGGGGCATCACGCAAGGAGAAACATGCCCGGCATCGTGGGAATGGGGACCACCTTCAACCTCCCCAACTTCGTGGGCGATCTCTTCTCGATCAGCCCGGAAGACACCCCTCTCCTGTCCGCCATCGGCGGGCTGACGGGTGGCCGACCGGCTGTCGACAAGACGTTCGAGTGGGAGTTCTACGACCTCCGCGACGCTGACCCGAACAGGCAGCGCGTCGAGGGCGCGGACGCTCCCGTCGCAGCGGAGCGCATCCGCGGCAACGACTCGAACGTGGTCGAGGTCCACCAGGAAGCCATCGAGCTCTCGTACACGAAGCTGGCCGTCTCGGCTCGCGGCGGGTACGCCACTTCGTTCCGCGGAACCTCGCCGGTCGCGGACGAGATGGCTTGGCAGACCGACATCGCCATCAAGCAGATCGCCCGAGACATCGAGGCGGGCTTCATCGTCGGTCAGTATTCCAAGCCGTCTGACAACACGGCTCCCCGGAAGACGCGCGGCCTCCTCGAGGCCATCGTCACCAACGTGATCGACCTCAGCGGGGGCACCCCTGACGTCGAGGACATCAACGACCTGTTCCAGCTCGCCTACGACAACGGCGGCATCCTGGAAGGCGAGACGCGAACGCTTCTCGTCGGCTCCTCGATGAAGCGACTGCTCACCAAGCTCTTCATCCGAGACGTCGGCCAGGGCTTCTATCAGCAGTCCCGCAGCGTCGGCGGCGTCAGCCTGGCGACCATCGAGACGGACTTCGGCACGGCCTCGATCATGGTCGACCGGTACATGCCGGCCGACACCATCGTCGCAGCCTCCCTCGAGGAGCTCGCGCCCCGGATCCTCCAGATCCCCGGCAAGGGCTTCCTCTTCGTGGAGCCTCTCGCCAAGACCGGCGCCGCTGATCGGTCGCAGATCTACGGCGAGGTCGGACTCGAGTACGGCAACGAGCGCAAGCACGCCAAGATCGTGAATGCGTCCTCGCCGTTCGGCACGCCCGGCAGCGGGTCCTAACCGATGGGCGTCACGAAGTTCCTCGCTCGCGATCTCGTCATCGAGATCGGTGATGGTGGGTCCGGCGGCGGGTACATCCCGATCAAGGGCCTGAACAGCATCACTCACTCCCCGACATCGACGGATGCCGAGACTTCGGACTTCAACTCCGAAGGCCGGAGTGAGCACCTCAAGGCAGAGCGCGGCGACTCGTGGACGTGCGCCGGGTTCACGCTGGAAGACGTTCTCACGGGAGAGCGCGACCCGGGCCAGGCCCGAGTCGAGGCTGTCGCGCAGATCGTCGGCCCGCTGGCCCTCGTTCCGTTCCGGCTCACGAGCCCTGGTGGCAACACCATCGAGTTCGTCGGCTCGGTCGAAGTCACCCTCTCGGGTGGCGGGACCAACGACGCCTCGCAGTGGCAGGCCGTCGTCCGAGCTTCAGGCAAGATCACCTTCAGCGGCAGCTGATCGCGTCTCGCCGCCTTCATCCGGCCCCTCTCGAAAGGAGGGGCCGGAGTTGCGTGGCGTACAATCCGCCCCATGGTTGACACCTACGCATCCACGCTAGACTTCGCGGCCAGGGTGAGCCCGGGATACGCGCTGCCGCCCGAGGCCGACCTTGACCGCATGCTCCTGAAGGCGTCCGAGCTCATCGACTACGTCACGTTCGGTCGCGCGCAGCGCGCCTGGGACCGCGCCGGAGCTCCCGGGTCGGGCGAAGATCCGGCCCAGGTTCGCGTCTACCTCTCGCAGGCGACGTGCGACCAGGTGGAGTTCTGGCTGGAAGCTGGCGAGGAGCACGACGTGCTCGGGCTGCCGAAGGGCTCGTCCCTCCAGGGCGGCCGCGTCCAGGTCCAGCGCATCCCCGGCCAGCTCGGCCAGCGCGCGAAGAGGACCCTCCTCACCGCCGGGCTGATGTGGGCCGGGGTCCCCTACGGGTGAGGGTCCCTAAGGAGCTCCTCCGCGACACGATCACCGTAGAGGACTACGAGGGCGCCGGCGCGCGAGGCGCGATCTACGGCGAGCCCCGCCAGGTCCGCGCGCAGGTCCAGCCTACGGCCCGCGTCTGGGTGGAGCGTGACAACACGGGCGTGTCGCAGGACATCGACGCGCTCGCCGTCATCAGGCCGGAGGACGGCCCGATCAGCGTCGAGTCGCGCGTGATCTGGGGCGGCACCAGGTGGCGAGTCGTCCGCTCCTACGCGATGCCCGACGAGCGTCGCCCGTACCACCACGAGCTCGCGCTGACACGCTACTCGACGGTTCGGAGCGGAGGGAGCGGGTCCGGAGGGAGCGCGTCCTGATGCCAGGCTTCATCAAGTTCAACTGGCACGGAGCGAAGATCCTATCGCTCGTCGAGCTCGCGAGTCACGAGGCGGTGAAGGAAGCCGCCGAGGACATTCTCGAGCGCGCGCAGCGACACGTCCCACTCGACAGAGGTACCCTCATGGGAACAGGAGCTGTGAGCGTCG